AAGTACAGGTCCAGAATTTGCTCTACGCGGCGGCGGTAGCCATTGGGCGATATATGCAAATGGTGCGGATGCCGGCGGCATAAGACGGATATCTTTGAATTCTGATACTGGAGGATTGATAAATGGTTCCTATTCAGTATCTGTTGGAGGAACACTCTATTGTACGCAGAACATATACGCTTACTCAGATAGGCGTAAAAAAACTAATATTGCCACTATTGACAACGCCTTGGGTAAAGTGCTGCAACTTAGGGGAGTCTACTATAATAGAATTGACCCTGAACCTGAAGACATTGGTCGAAGAGATATAGGGGTTATCGCACAGGAAGTATTAGAAGTATTGCCAGAAGCTGTAAAACATTCTGAGCACACTGATGAATACAGCGTTAACTACGGTAATATGGCAGGAATTTTCATCGAGGCTATAAAAGATCTTAAGAAAGAACTTGATGAATTAAAAGCAGAATTAAATATGCTCAAGGGCAATAAATAAAGTTAGGAGAATAACAATGTCAACATCCATTCCAGAACGAGTAGGAGTAGTCTATACAGACGGCACACCTACTGAGATTACATTTACTTGGAGAATCAAAAGCCTTAGTACCAAGAAAGAAGGCAGTTATAATAATGCGGTGGTGCAAACCTACTGGAATGTCATCGGCACAGATAGTCAAAATAAAACGGGGATATTTGATGGGGCAACACCATTTACTACATCGGGACAATCTGGATTCATCGAATTTGCAGATTTACAAGAAGCTGATGTATTAGGTTGGATCAAGGACCAAGTGGTTGGTTCGTATGCTGATCATATTATGGAGCAAATACATCAGAAGCTTGATGCTCAGTATAATAGCATTTCTGATGCTGCTCTGCCATGGGCGCCCCCGGCTGAAACTGTCTAATTAGTTTTAAAAATATCTAATAAAACTTCTAATTTAGCCTTGACGACTTTATTGTTAAGGCTATTTTTTACGCCCTGATGAAGTGGTTTGGGCCAGCAGTCATAATTACACCATGCGTATCCGCTATGTTCAAAATTTAATACAGGGATAAACTCTTTTTCCACGATTAGAACATAGGTATTGTACTGGAAATTATTGTCATTGGATATAAAGAGTTCTAGGGGAATGACCTTTTTTATTTTAGGTGTAGCACCAACTTCTTCCTGAATTTCTCGATACAGTGAATCTACTACAGTAGTATCAGTGGGTTCTTTTTTGCCGCCCACTAGTCCCCAAGTGCCTAAAGTTTTTTCGTGTGTACGCATCAGCAGTAAAAATCTGCGGGTATCTTCGGCTAAAAATAATCCGCCACTGCAAATGATTTGATTTATAGGACTAAACGCCATGACCAATTACTATACAATCCTTCAAAACTCTTACTCCAATTTCCGTTATCCCACTTATACTGGATACCTGTATATGAATTAGTTATGTAGGTTGTTGTGTCAACTGATGAAGAACTGAATATTACAGACCAATCAGTTCCGTTGTATTCAATAATATCGTTAGCATAAGCAATGAAGTCAGTACCGGTACTATTTTTCCAAGCAGTAGGCCCACTGTAGTTGGGTAATGCATGATCCGGATTTATGTCTTCCAATATTAGATATCTTGTGCCGCTGACTTTACCAGATGGATTGAATGTGTCTGGGTTAATGATAGCATCAACCGTGCCACGGCCATTAATTACATCATTGCCGGGAATAGTATCAACATCGAAGGTCAACATCATTTGCGTTTCGTTGTTTGGGTCAAGTCTCATAAATGCGACGATTTCATTACCGTTAGGTGTAGTTAACCGTAACTGGCTTAATCCGGCAGTGAATTTTCCTGGATATCTATCTAAAATAGCCAACCAAGATACTGGTGGTTGATTGACATCATCCCCCTGTGACTCATACGATAACGCTTCTAACTTTGCAACACCGTTCAATACCAGCAAATTAAAGTTATTAAGAGTGACCACTACTTCAGTAGTTGGCTCAGTAAATATTTGGGCAGCATATCCAGATTTTAAATCATCGAGAGCAGTGTCAGTAGTGATGGGTAAAAACACATTAGTGATAATTTTAGTGATCACATTCATCTGTTTGACCTTGGCCGGCGGTGTGATCCAAACTGGAGCCTCAAATATTAGGCTGGCAATTTCCAAGTTTTCATCCATGCCTTGCGGAACAGTCCTAGTACTCCACTGACCCTGATCTGTCAGCGACAGCATACTTAAACTGGTCCAGTCGATATAGTTGTCAGTAGTCTGTAGATCTAAAGCAGGATTAAAAATATAAGCAATCTGTTCTACTATCTGAAATTTTTGATCGCTGTTCATGGTCCATATATCTGCAGAGAATGTTATTTTATATGGACTAGGCATGATACGCTCTACAGTATAATTGCCGCCCTGTGTATTAAGTAAATTTCCGTTGGCATCAACATCGCGTTCTCTTATCTGAACCTTACTGACAAAAGTAGGATCTTGTAATCTAGAACGATCGTATCTAAAATCTTTTATATAACAGGCAATAAATGGTGCAGACGATAGGACATTTTCGCTGCCTTTCTTCAATATTTGTGCAGTCTGTCTACTGAGATCTCCGTACCTAACTGGAATTTGTATTAAGTTTCCCTTGCCGTCCTTGTAGCTAAAGTTACTCATGACTCGTATAAACTGAGTCACGTACCTTCTTATTTGACCGTCGTAAAAATAATCACTCATATTAGTTGTCCGCGTTGGGTTTTAAGGCTTTGCTCAATGCTTGGCGTTCATTTATAATCTTACCGCCCACTGTTGATGTTGTATTATTGTTAATGAAGCCAGTTTTTTGAGTTTTTCTAACCTGGGCACCCATTGTTATTGCAGCATAGTCATTAGCACCGGTGTTATCCATGGTCATCCTAACATTTTGTTCAAACATTTTCCAGTGTGTGCCTTCATATCTGAATAGTCTATTAGGCAAGTAGTCAGTACGCAAATAAAACTGTCCGTTCAAAGGGCTTGGTGGAAACGTAATACCTTGACTGAACGGAGAACCATTTGCAGGTATCCCGTCACCAGTTAGATAGCCTACATATAAATCTCTAGAAGGACTTTGTAATACAATACTGGCATCGAATGTGGCATTGTCAATGCTAACATCCATTCTATCATCAGATACATCAGCAATATTCATCAGCCCGTCATCTTTTAAAGGTAACACATAATATCCTGTGGTATCATATCCGCTTTTTGGTGCATCCAGCTCTGCCTGTGCGATGACCTGATTATTAATCTCAATACTTTTAGAATAGGTACTGAGTAAATCTCTGAGTGTGCTTCCATCTCCGTTACCGCTATCAACATCTAGAATCTCTGCAAATTCTTGACTATCAACTAGTGGTGAACATTTTGCTTTTAATAAATGAGGATACCAAGTAGGGCTAAATCCCGCTGCCGGCCTAGTTACTTCCTGTACTACATAAAATCTTTTTAGAGCTGTAATATTATTCTGATCTAATCCATAGTCATCTTGCAAGTGTGGCAACTCCAACACATCTCCAGCCATGAGTTTTCGACTGAGTGCATCAACACTAGTTTTTATATGGAAATGCATCATGATATTATCGTTATTCAGCATTATGCCAAACTGTGTGAGATTGAAATCTAAATCCTGCATGGTATAAATTCCACGAATTATGTACACATCGGGATCATATTTCCTATCTCGATTCTCCATCAATAATACATCTTGGATACCTAATTCTGGAACAGTATTTCCGCTAGTATTAGGTTGAGCAGGTGAGGCTTCTCCCCCAACTTCGTCTGGGCTAACTGGACCTAAATATTTGTGGACATATATATCAGTGCCGCCAACTTGGAATTGTTCACCGATTATTCTATCTATGAATTTAAAATCATTGCCCTTTTCGGGTTTGTATAAACTGAGTCTTGGCATAGTACTTGTATTTAACTAAATAATCGTATGACTGATACCGAAACCGCCCGACAAATAATCGTAGAATATGTTAAAACCATGCTAGGGTCTGGCATGATTGACGTGGAATTAGACCCAGTTCATTACAATGTTGCTATTGATAAGTCACTAGCAAAATATCGCCAACGCAGTAGCAATGCTGTAGAGGAAAGTTTTGGATTTTTGACCCTAAACACCGATAATAATGAATATGTAATGCCCAAAGAAGTTGTCGAAGTTAGACAGCTATTTCGCAGAAGCATTGGCAGCAGAACTGGTGGGGGAGACGGCGGCAGTTTGTTCGAGCCATTTAACCTAGCCTATAGTAATACATATTTGTTAGCTTCTACTAATATGGGCGGCCTTGCAACTTATTATGCATTTGCCAGCTATCAAAAACAAGTCGGAAAAATGTTTGGCGGTGAGATCAATTTCACTTACAATAAAACCAGTAAAGTATTGAATATAATGCAACGCCCTAGAGCGGGTGAAGAAGTGCTAGTTTGGATGTACAACTATCGTCCAGATTTTAATCTGTTGGATGATATGTATGCCGGACAGTGGATCAAAGATTATGCTTTGGCCAATGCTAAGGTAATCCTAGGCGAAGCAAGGGAGAAATTTGGGACTATTGCTAGCCCACAAGGCGGAACACAGTTAAATGGCACCACCTTGAAAACCGAAGGCAAAGCTGAAATGGAAATTTTAGAGCAAGATCTAATCAATTACAAAGAGGGCGGAACACCGCTAACCTGGGTAACTGGATAAAGGTTGACTTACAGGCAAAGATCCTGTAGACTTTATCTATGCGTCAAATTGAAGTATTCTATCATGTATTAATCCCTTCAGATATAAGGGCAGCTCATTGGCCCTGGTTGATAGATTTGCAATTATCTTTGATAAGAGATAGTCAGTTGTCATCTATTGCTAAAATTAACATGGCCATTACAATGCCCAAGCATTGGGCATTTATTCATTCACCCTCATTAACTTTTAGAAAAAACAAAGAGATAACTGCTGAAATTAGTTTTGAACACAAAGTCAGAGAATATATAAATCTAAGATATCCATTTGTTAGCATATTAGACATTCGTGACAGTGGGGAACCTAATTTATGTGAGGGTCAGACGCTAAAACTATTATGGGATAGGTGCAATGATGTCGATGTAGATGTGCTCTACATTCACGGTAAAGGAGTAATTAGTTCATCCGCACCTGTAGCAAATTGGCGAGATATTCTAAACCATTATTTTATTACTAAATGGCCCAAAGCTATCGTAAATTTATCCCATTCAGATGTAGTGGGTATTAGAGATGCCACTCCGGAGACTGAAAGACTCATGACCAGCGGTAATTTTTGGTGGTCAAAATCTAGTCATATTCGAACTCTACCTGACCCAACCCAATCACAGCATTACATGTCAGACCCAGTATTTCATCCCGGCGGTCCAAGTTACAGATGGGCTATGGAATATTGGGTTAGATTAAACGATCCATCGTTTCATTGTTTAGTAGATACTAAAACTTGTCATTTTGATGATTATTGCTTCTTGGAAGATTTATTAAAATTAAATCCTTGACACTGTAATTTGATTGTAATAAACTAATACTGTTCAGGAGAGATTATGATTATCGGAGTTTGTGGGTTTATTGGTTCGGGAAAAGATACTGTGGCAGACTATCTAACTAACTTTCACGGTTTTAGACGAGAGAGTTTTGCTAATAGTCTCAAAGATGCAGTGGCGCATGTATTTGGTTGGGATAGGACCATGTTAGAAGGGCGTACTAAACAAGCTCGTGAATGGCGAGAACAATTGGACCTGTGGTGGAGTGAACGATTGGGAATACCTGAACTAACTCCACGTTGGGTGCTACAAAATTGGGGTACAGAGGTTTGTCGCAAAGGATTCCACGATGATATCTGGATTGCCAGTTTAGAAAACAAATTGCGTAACAGCAAAGACGATATTGTTATTAGTGATTGTCGCTTTCCTAATGAGATTAAATCCATTAAAAATGCTGGTGGAATAGTAGTTCGCGTAATACGTGGGCCGGAGCCCAAATGGTATGATGCGGCATTAAGTGCGAATAAAGGTGAACAAGGTAACACTTCCTGGTCCCTAAGTAAGAAGAAATTAGAACAACTCAAAATACACGCCAGTGAAACTGCTTGGGTTGGTACTAAATTTGATGCGATATTAGACAATAATCATAGCATTGATGACCTATATGCCCAAGTTATAAGTCTGGTACCAAATCCCCTTGCCGCCACTTGACGCCATCCTTGTGTAATGTGCGTTGACAGTTGGCACATATCGTCTTTAGATTTGAATGACGGTGGTTTGTTAAATTGCCGTCGATGTAAAACACATTAAACTGCTCGGGAAATTTCGAAGTAAAACTGCACTTTTCACAAGTTAATTTTTTCTTGTATCCAGCCAAGGCCCATAGGGGCCTTGTTTCTTTTCTACCCTTGCTACAATGGTCGCATTTGGACCTATAAAAAGGCAGTCCTTCCTTATAGTAGTTAATAGCTGCCGGTCTCTGTCCACATTCTTTACATAATTTTCTCATATCCGCCCTTTTTGGTACCTTTTCATACCAGTATTTAACCGCTATTTTTTTGGGTATACTGCTAAATAAAACAAAGTAATCCATTAAGGAGATTTTACTCATGGCAAATTTAAGTTCACCAGGAATTCAAGTTAAAGTTATCGACGAGAGTTTTTATACTCCTGCTGCGCCTGGAAGCACACCGCTTATTTTCATTGCGTCGGCTGAAAATAAATCCAATGCATCCGCGACTGGTACTGCACAAGGTACGCTAAAAGCCAATGCGGGATCTGTGTATGTAATCACAAGTCAACGAGACTTAACAAATACTTTCGGAAGTCCAACTTTCCAAGCAGACAATTCCGGAAATCCAATACACGGCGACGAAAGAAACGAATACGGCTTACAAGCTGCTTATAGTCTGCTAGGCATTAGTTCACGTGCGTATGTAACACGTGCCGATGTAGACTTGGCACAATTGGTTCCAACATCGGTGATTCCTACAGGTACACCAGAAGCAGGTGCTTACTGGATCGTTCCTAGTCAAAGCAAGTTTGGAATCAATGTTTGGTCCACTGCAACTAGCCAATTTACGCTAGCAACTCCACTAATTATCAATGATGATAATATGGATACAGCGATGAATGCTCTTGCTACAGCTCCAGCAGATGCATTTGGTCAACAAGGCGATTATGCAGTAGTTGTAACAAAATACAACGGCTGGGACTCAACACCCAACGCAGTCTATTATAAAACTACAGCAGGAACAAATTCTTGGGTAGCAGTTGAGGGCGGATTTGATGGCGGCAAACAGGTAAAAATGTCCGCACACACTGACTACCCAGATTTCACTGCAAGTGGAACTTCTGCAAAAACTGGCAGTGTTTGGATTAAAACAACTAGTCCCGGCAATGGAGCAAATTGGACTGTAAAATTCTATAATGGTGGTACTAAATCATGGACTACGAAACTAGCACCAATTTATAACAGCACCGTACAAGCCCTTTACTCATATGATTCTGCTGGCGGCGGCGCAAACATTGCAACTGGCACACTATTCGTAGAATCGGATCCCGATCACTACGGAATCACCACTGCCACAAATGCTGCCGCAGAGTTCCGTGTTTGGAGATATAATGGAGCAGGATCTACCAGTATCACTGGTGCTGCATCAAACACTATCAGCTCTAGTACAGCGTCAACATTCTATATCAGAGAAACAGTCAAAGGCAGCAATGCATGGGGTACTACAAAACTAGTGACTGTAGCTGCTGATCCATTAAACCCAATAGCTGCTGGCGTTCCAGCAGCATTGAGCGCAGCTGGACTCACTAACGTGACTGGATCATTTGATGCTGTTACTAAAGAATTGACAATCAAACATAAAACAGGCGGTGATTTTGAATTGGCTGCGGGAACAGGTCCAGGAACATTTACAGCATTGGGATTCAGTGCTCACACATATGACCCAGCAACGGAGATGTCCAGCGGTATTACAAATCTCTATACTGCACCTAAAGCTGACTACAGTGGCCGAGCGTTTGATTTTATTGCATCTAGCTGGATGCCGTTAGACTATCATTCAACTGGAACTACACCATCAACGACCCCAGCTGATGGAAGACTGTGGTTCGACAGCGATATAAAATCAGTGGATATCATGTATCACGACGGCAGCAAGTGGGTTGGCTATAGGAATCAATTTCCTGCTGCTGATCCAAACGGACCTATTATCTCCGCAACTGCTCCGCCAAAGATTGGTGGACAGAGTGATGGCACCGATCTAGTAACTGGTGATATTTGGATCAGCACAGAAAACGCAGACAATTATGGTCAGGACATTTATGTATGGGACGGTGTCACAAACGAATGGGTTAAACAGGATCCAACTGATAACCATAGTCCAAATGGATGGGTATTTGCAGATGCTCGATGGAGTGGTGCAGGTGATGATATAGTTCCTGATTCTACGAAAAAATTGTTAACATACAATTATGTAGATCCAGATGCTCCCGATCCTGCACTATATCCACGTGGTACACGCTTATGGAATACACGCCGTAGCGGTAACAACGTCAAGCAGTATCATAGATCATATATTGATAAAATGGCCACTAACCCACGCATGGGCGATGCGAGCATGAGTGGATATTTTGCAGATCGTTGGGTATCTGTCCACAACCGTAAAGAAGACGGATCAGGCAATTTTGGTCGTTATTCTCAACGTGCTCAGATTATCGCAGCATTCAAGTCATTAATTGATACTAATAGTGCTATCCGTGATA